TACAAATTTCAATACCGATAGAATACTTATCTAAATTAGTATAAGGAACTCCGTAAGCATCGAATACAGACCGCTTTATCCCTAAATGATAAGCCCAATACTTAGAGGAGAAACCTTGTACGATTTGCCCATCTACTGCACCGAGTCCAGAGATACAAACACAAGTAGCTACCCTCTCAGGATTGGATGCCCACCACTTAAAGGTATTCTCTCCATTAGACCTACCTGCGGTATGATGCAGATAGATTTGCTTCTTAGGATGTTCTTCTCTAAGATACTGAGTGATAGGAAAATCAATCTGCTTGAGGTTCATCGGTAAAAAAGTTTGATATGAATTTACCTACTACCGCTAAACACATTACAATAGTACCCAAAATGGGATGACCACTTAAAACTATGATCCCTGCTCCGAATGTACCAGAGGCTGCTAACGAATCTCCGAGGACTCTCATTCGTTTAGGAGTAGGAGAGAAATAGTGCTTCCAACCAAAAGATAGTTTGCTCATTCTCTGTCTTTTTTGTTTTGTAATTGGATTGCGATGTTGTTAATTGCTCTCTCGATTTTATCGAGCTTCTGATTGATGTAGTCATCTTCTTTTTCAATCATACTAACTCTAATCTCTAACTCTTTAAGTTTAAGAGTAATCTTCGTGTAAATAGTAATCAAGCCGACTAATATAGCGATGGCTTGACCTACTAAAAACAAAACTAAATCTGTCATTTTTTACTATCTATCAAGTCAAATAATTGAGGATAGAACTCATCAGTCTCGATAGTTTCCAATGCTTCTAAAGTCAGGTCTGTACCCCACAGAGTAGAAATATCTACGTTCTTCTCTGCGGTAAGTAAATCGAAATGCTCTTGATTGAACGACTCGATACTTTCAGCAGGAATAAGCATTGAATCTCCTTCCTGCTTTCCGTACTTTTCGAAGAGTTCTTTTTTAGCATCCTCGTAGAGTTTTACCTCATCGGATACTACTTTGTTCAATCTTTGCAGATAGACCTTACTCTTTAAGGACATTTTCTGTTTCAGGATACCGAGGCTAACGACTTCGCTTCCCTCTTTTGTTTGCTTTGTTACTCCGTTAAGTTCGTAGTAGAGATTGATTACTTCGTGCAGTTTTAATGTCATATTAGGTATTTTTAGTAAATAGATAAACTTAGATAATTGTCAGGCTCAACTGATTTGCACCCCAAATATAGGCAGCATCATTTGAACCATCCCAATCAAGATAAGAATCTGCTTCCAAAGATAGGTTACCCTGAGAAACCTGAGTCAGAACTTCATTACCTTCTGCATCTTGACTTACTGAAAGAAGTTCGTAGTAAAAAGAAGCGGAGCTTTCCAGATTGTCAAAAACCGAGTTCATATTAAACTTAGTAGCGGACTTTACTTCTCCGTTCTGCCATACGTTAACTGATTGAATTGTTTTCATTTTGTTTTTATTTTAAGAGTTAGTGAGTTGCTACCCAATTTGTACCATCGTACACGTTTAGTTTATTGTTTGTGGTATCATAAACAACCAAGCCAGCGGCTGGGGTTGCGATTGCCACCATTTGTGCATTGGTCATTCTTGGAGGTAGGAAACCTTTTGTGGTGCTTGTGGCTTCAATAATAGCTGATGCATTCAATGAAGTAGAACCTACAAAAAGTCCACCATTCACGTCAAATCCAGATAGGACAGTTGAACTACTATTTTCAATTTGCAAAGAATTAGCAGTTTGAGAAGCTATGTTTCTCACTGCAAGAGTAGCAGCCGTAGTTGACCAAATGTTAATAAGTGTAAAATATCTACTCGACTGATTTGTAGCAGAACCAAACACCCATCTTACATTACCACTATCAAAGTTCCAATTATTACCTCCTATATTGCCAGTGAATAATGCAGTTCCAGTAAATCTCGAAGTTCCGTTTACATCAAGTTTATATGAAGGGGAAGTAGTACCAATTCCTACGTTTCCATTTACAGAATTTGATGCAGCAACAAGCAATAAATCTCCGTTAGGATTAGCAATTAACGGAACTCGGAAACCTCCACCTACCATTGAGCCATTTCCAGAATTGTTTATATATGCACCAACAATTTGAAATGAACCAGCAGTATTTCCAAAATATGTATCCCACCTTTGACCGAATGACCAACTATTTATATTACCAGATGATATATTTGTATTTACAAAAATAAAATCTTGATAATTTGAATTATTTGCTACTGCACCACGAGCAGAAGAAGTACCATTTATACCTACTATTAAAGCACTATTTGCGTCTGAATAAACTGTATTCCCAATTTTTGTATTTCCACTTACGTTTAATGTACTCTGTACTCTCGCTGTTCCGTTGACATCTAACATAAACCCTGCCAATGTACTTCCACCAATTACTGTGTTCCCATTTGTTGGAGATATGATAAATTTTGTAACAACAGATGAATCAGAAACTTCGAATGTCTGATTAAACATTAATACATTTTTTCTAAACCATATAGGATTAGTCGCGTATATTGCTGCTCTTGCATTTGCTTCTGTTGGTAAAATTGTAAGATTTCCACTATTTGCATTGTTTTCAATTCTAAATGCAAACCCTGTACTTCCATTTGTTGCATCTCCACCTGATGCAGATATTTTAAGACTTAATGCATTACCACTATTTAACCATAATGCGTTATTACTATAAATTGTTCCGTTTACATTTAATCTATATGTACTTGGTGTTGTATTTATTCCAACATTTGTTCCATCATCTTGAATCAACGAGTTCCCCAATGCAGTAGAACCTGTCCACTTAGGAAGATAGTTAGTAGTACCTGAACCTGAAACTCCTCCGAGACCTGCAAGAGTATAAGTAGGAATGTTCAAAGTAGCACCTACGAGAGTAGATGAACCGCTTGAGCCTGTGGTAGTTAAAGTAATCGCAGACTGCTTTGCGTTAAACGTACTCCAATCAGTTGAAGATAACGCACCACGATTCGTAGCTGATGCAGTCGGTAGATTAAAAGTATGAGTAGAAGTAGTAGAAGAGATATTAAAATCCGTTCCACTTGTATCTGTTGCGAAAGTCTGAGTATTTGCAGTAAGTCCATTCAGAGAAGTAATTCCTGTGTCTGTGTCGCTATCATTTACCCACGCAGTTCCGTTGTATTTAAGAACCTGACCATTCGTAGGAGTTGAGATAGTAACATCTCCGAGCTGTCCCAAATTGTAATCACCTTCAGTAGCTACCACTACCCCTGTCCTTCCGAAAACAGAAGTAACAGGAACAGAGATAGTACCATTTACCCACGCAGTTCCGTTGTATTTAATAACCTGACCATTCGTAGGACTTGAGATAGTAACATCATAAAGCTGAGTTAAAGAGTAGTCTCCTTCCGCAGCTACAACCGCACCTGTGCGACCGAACACACTTGTAACAGGAGCAGAAGCAGGAGTCTGATTAACCCAATTAGTTCCGTTAAAAGTTAGTACCTGACCATTTGTAGGGTTGGTTAAAGAAATGCCACCTAAAGAACTAAACTGAATGTTACCACCTACAAAATTAATCATTGCAGATAGTGTCGCTTTATATGAGTATCCTGTTGCAGGGTCTCCTACTAAAATCAAATCCGTAAGCGTAGGAGTTCTGGGAGTTAACTGATTTATCTTCTTATTCGGCATCTTCTTTTATTTAGTAACTATAAGTAGAAGGAACGACACATCTGTTCGCTATGTAAGGTAAGTCTAAGGTAATATCTGCCCGAACTCCTGCTAATAGATCGGGAGTATCCTCAGTAAAGAAAGAAAGAGTAGCACTCAATCCCTCATCAAATTCAAAAGTCTGTGAACGCAACTGAGCGATAATATCCTGACATACCTCTAACATATCACTAAGAACCTCAGTCTCGTTAGTCTCTTCGTGTAGCATCCTATCGAAGAAATACAAAGAGAAATTCAGAACGACACTACGCTCTTGAATCTGACCACCTGTCAAATCAAAGTAAAGGGAAGGATATACGTTATCAGTCCCCCGACTTAGGTAATCGGGAAAGTCTCCGAAGTAAACGCTCTTTATCTGTTGATGTGCGTTCGCTAAGTCCGTTATCGTTTTTACCACTTGGTTTAATGTCTGAGCCATTCTCTTGTTTTTCTAAGAAGATTTTTAGCTTCTTTTGGTTTTTAAGTGAGTAGGTTTTATTTGCCACAGCATCGGGTTATGTTACCTTGGTATTTTTCTTCGAAAGATTTTCCTGCACAGCAGTCATCATCTCCAAGCCAAATAGAAGTAGTATAGGCTTCGTTATCAGGTACGATAACATCGTAGCCATTCCCTGGGTTATTGTAAAGAGGGAACATATTTGTACCTGACTTCTCTTTAAGATACTTAACGAGTCTTTGCTTATAGAACTCCGCTCTCGACTTATACCTATCCGCTACATCTATCATATCGGAAGCACTCGGATTCTCTTGACCTTCTCCTGTCTTACGGATCATTCCTTTGTTGTAGAACTGATAGGACAACCCCATCGGAAGCTCTGACATAACAAAATAAACCAGACAAGGAGTAATATAAGTATCCAAAAGAGTCGCTTCATCATTGGTTAAGTCTTGGTCTTGAATACCTGTTTGCAATCTCTCGTAGAGTCCTGTACCCAACGCAGGGAGAATGTACATATCCTGAGCAGTTAGAATCTCAGGGTTAATCAGTTTATCATCTACGTTATTGTGCAGACCTGTTCTGTCCTTAATAGTCTGTACTGAAATAAAAAGTATGTTTCTGCTCATCTTATTTGTCTTTTTTAATTACCACACGGCTTACCCATTGATGTCTGCAAGAAGGAGAGTTTACTCCATCTCCCATATTCCACCATCCACCTCCTCTATCGAATACTGAGTAACCCAATCTCCGAGAAATAGACTCAATCTCAGAACGAGAATAAAGCCTATCTAATTGCATCAGCTTCGCACAGAATGGTCGAGAAGGATGAGCGGAGGTATTTCTTTCGTTCGTAGGTACTATGGACTTCCATTCGTACGAATAGCGGACTAAGAACGAAGTCTTTACAGGTTTATCGATAATCTCAGATAGAGGCTTGGTGAGGCTCCTAACCCCCTTAGGATTGATTTTAAGAATGTCCAACTCCTGAAGTTTGTTGATACGCTCTTTAACGACTACCAAATCCTCTTTAACCGCCTTAGCGATATCCTCATCGGAGATACCTTTGTTCTTAGCGATTACATCCAGAATCTTCTTATCGAGAGTGTCATCGATTACCTCATCCCGAAAAGCCAACTCCTCCTGCTCCAAATCCTTACCGAATACTTGGCGAGTCATTAAAGTCTTATAGTTATCTACGGATTCTCCGTACTCAGAGAATACTTGAATAACCGCATCCATATCATTTGAGAACTCATCCGCACCTAACCAAGTAGCTAACTCTTCTTCTCCGAGTCCGTAAGCACTCTTCAACATCTGAGAGGCTTGCTCACGAGTAATTTTTCCTTTATTATACTCACGAATAATTCTTTGGAAGTTCTGCCACTCTCTACCCTTCATTCCCTTCAGATGCTCGTTAATCATAGCCTGAGAAGGCTCTGGAGTAACCGCAGTAGGTTCTGGCTGATACTTAGTCATATCAACACCAATCTTCTCTAAAATCCATTCTTTAGGAGCAAACTGAGCGATAATGCTTTCGCTAAACTCGTAGCTAATAGGTTCAACAGGCTTAATGGTAAGCTCTGAAGTAACCCCTCTCTGCTTGGCTAAGTTGTTAAAGATAGCCTCTAAGAATTGCTGCTTATCGTTAACGTAAGTATTCTTAAAAATCTCGTAGGCATCACGAATCTGAGAGCGTGAACCTAAAGCCCCAGGAGTAGAGATACCGAACAAATCAGGAGCAGTAATCTGATGACCTGCAAAAATGTTTTGCTGAATCATCTCATCGACACGACCGAAATCTTCTTTAGTCAAATCACTTGCTCCTAAATCTTCAACGATTGGCTTGCGTGCTGAATCCTGAACGAAAGAAAGAATAAATTTCTTACCATCCGAACCGCTGAAGCGATCCGTAAACCTTCGCTCGATGTTTCTTTTCTCATCGGGAGAAGGCTCTCCGTTAGGAAGGGTGATAAGTTTACTTGCAGAAAACCCTGTTTGTGCGTTACCTAAAACGTGCTTAGATACTTCTACATCGCTCTCGATGTAATTCAGAGAACCCATATAGCCAGGTAGTGCGTAAGTATCCAAACCTGGTCGGTACTCTTTAATGTACATTATCTGTTTACCAACTCGGTTCTGAGTATTGTAAGCAGGTATAACCTTCGCCTCTTCTTTTCTATCTGACCAATCACTCTTATACCAGAACTGCGTATTATCTTTATTAGAACGAATCTTAGTGTAGTCAATGTGGCAAATCTCAGCCAATAATCCACCGACCTTACTCCAAATAACTTCCAAGTAAGCACCTCCGAAAATCTCAACATCGCTTGACACTTTGCGAGTAATATCGATAAGGCTCTCGTATGGATTCGGAGCTTTGATGAATAATTCTGCCTGAGCATCTACCTCATCACTTTGCCAACCATTCCCGATGATGTAGTTAACTTTACCTCGCACGATAGCATTATGCTTCGCACTCTTATTGTAAAGACCCAAGAGATAAGTAGGATAATCGTTCTTATCACCAAACTCAATATACCCCACACCCTTTTTCTCTCGGTACTCAGGCTGCTTCGCCTCAGCGAAACTTAATATAACAATGTTGTCCATCATAAAGTTGTATAAGTATTATCTGTATTGTAAGATGTAAAGGAATTATCTACATCGCTATAAACATTGAAAGAGCTATTCGTATTCAAGATAGTAAACCCTGAAGGCTGAGTAGCACGAACTACAAAGCCGTTATCGGGGTTATGCTTAATGAACCCATCGAAATTCTCATCGCTAATTATCAAAGCACTTTCAGGATTCATCTTAGTTATTTAAGTACACGTTATTGTACACGTTAACATTCAATAGGTTACTCAAGTTATTCAGACGCATAATTCCATCCTCTACAAGTCCTGTCGCTAAATCGGGGTCAGTATTAGTAGTAGATGTCTGCTCGTAAATCTTATACTCCCAATCCCCTTCGGGAGAATCCTCGAAATGAGTATTTACAACTATATCGAACTCGTTATATCTTTCTTTATGCGGACTCAAATCCCCTGCGTTTAGGACCACAAAAGAGACTATCTGATTAGTTCCACGACTCTTAAACCAAAACAAATAGTTCGGAGTAGTAAGAGTCTGCTTCTCTGTCAGAGTCAGTATAATCGTAGAAGTAGAGTTCTTAGTAAAGTGAATCATACTACTAAATAGATAATTTCTGATTTTTTCCCAAAAAGAAAAACCGCCTCCGAAGAGACGGTTAATCTACCTACCTATAACGAGCCACGAAAGCATTAAGTAGTAAGACCTGCAATGATACCACTTGCTACTTCTGGAGCGAGTTGTTTTTCGCTACCTGTGATAGTCAAAGTGTAACCACTACGATCTCCCTGAGCAGTACCTGTTGCAGCAGTACCGCCTGTAACATCACAACCTTGTGTGCGACCCAAGAGCCAATACTTATCGTTAGCATCTTGAACAACAACCAACAAAGTGTTCTGAGCGAGAAGCAGAATCTCATTACGAGTATTCGCTTGGAGTTTATTAAGAACAATGCTGAGTTCCTGAGCGTAGAATACTGTTCCGTTTTCTACAGAAGCAGTAATAGTCTCAGTCAAAGCACCTGTATTCTTAACTAACTCATATTTACGGAATACCTTACCTGCTGATTTTGTGATAGCAGAAACGATACCAGAAGCCTCGGTGATTGCAGTTACGTTACCTGACTCAATCATCCATACCGCTTTGATACCACCCAAACTATCCTTACAATCTAAGGTGTATCCCTGAGTTAAAGCACAAGGCATATTATTGAATTTATTAAGTTAAAAAGTGGGGGGTGATTAGCCCCCCGATTTATTAGATGATGAAAGAAGCAACCTCATCGAGGAAGGCTACGTTTACACCGAGTTTGAACTCAGCTACAAAACGAACCTCATCAGCTTCTTTAGCGTAGAACAACTCGTAACGCTCTTCTTCGTTCAGAAGGTCTGTACCGAGGAAAGCATTGCTCAGACGCATAGCATACAACTTGCTAACACCATTCAGACCTGGAGTAGATACTACTTTGATAGAAGTACCTGGCAGAACGAACTCGCTGTCAGCTTTACCATCGAAAGAGTAGTTGAACATATTAGCGTTCTTCAATGCGATGGTGTAAGTACGGAATACGCTATCAGACATAAAGATAGTCATATCATCTTTAGCTACAACCTGAGAAGGGATAGCACGATACAGAGCATCTACAATCGCAACTACGTTAGCAGCAGTGATAGAAGTAGCAGGAGTTCCGTAGTAAGTTGTGTTGTTAGCTTCAACAGCAGAAGAACCAATCAGCTTAACAAAACCATCAAACTTGTTCAGGTTTACGTTAGCAGAAGCGGTATCACCTTGCCACAAAGCAGTCTCCAACTGAGCAGCGATACGAGCAGACTTCTTGTCGTTGTACTCAGCAGCGAAAGCGATAGAATCGTAGCGGCTTCCTTCAGGAAGAGCCTTTTGCAGATACTTGCTCTCAAGAGATTTAGGACACAGAGACTCATTAACTTTGATCTTACCAACAGTCACAGTACGTTGAGTGAAAGTAGTAGTACCGCTTGCGTTGAATCCGCAAGTACCACCTGCTTGGAAGATAGCATCGGTATCCATAATGTTGATTTTCTCAGAGGATTTAACTCCTACCATTACGTTACCTTGAGCCTTAATCAAAGAAGCGGTTTTTGCACCGAGTACAGAACTCGTAACCAAGAGTGCTTCATTCTCTTTGGTATAGTTGGTTAGTGCGGTTACATCAAATGCCATTGTTGTAAATTTTAGATTTTAGATTTTTATTTTGCGTATTTACTCAAAAAGTTATTAATACGAGCGTCTTTGCTCGGTACTACTTTGTTGAATGTTTGCTTAGGTTTCTCGGTAGCATCGGCAGAAGGAGTCTGAATCAGTTGCAAAACAACATCAGTCAGTTCTTTGATAGCAGCCGAAAACTTTGCTTCTGCTTCTGCCATCTTAACTTCTTGTGCTTTTTTGCCCTTCTTCATATCCTCGATTTGAGCTTCCATCTCTGCGATTTTCTTACTCAACTCTTCATCTACTACTTCTTCAACAGGAGCAGCTTCAGGTTGTTTGATTTCAGTAATCACAGAATTCTCATCAAGTACGATAATCATTCCATCAGCGAGTTCGTGTTCGCCAGCAGGAGCAGGACTTTCTTGACCTGCATCATCTACCAGCATAACCTTACCACCGACTTCGAGCTTATCCATCTTGACCTTAGCTCCGTTCTTAAGTACATATTCTTTGTACTCAGGAGCAGCAGGCTCGATTGATACCTCAATCTCTTGTGCTTCCACAGGAGCAGGAGGCATCTCAGCGAACATCTGCTTGATTTGCAAGAGTGCTTCTAAAGGGGTCATAAAATAATTTAACCATAAATAGGCTAAGGTGCTGAATGTTACCACATAGAAAAGGGGAGCGTAGAAACGCCCCCCGATTTTAACCAAAAACTAAACGCTATGAGACTACTAAGATACTTGATGTAAGATGTCTATAATATCCTGCATCATTTTCTGTGGATTACTTATTCCGCTCTTCGAATAGTTAAAGACCCCCTCAACGGAGAATCCTTTTAGTTTACCTTCCTTAACGAGTTCCCATACATCCTCATTCTCTACTTTGAACGAACCGAACCAAGAACCATCCTTTACATCCTCAAATCCCTTCATCGGCTTGATCCCTCGCTTCTCATCGACTATCCAACTCTCAAACATTGTAACTCCATCGACTGTCATTCCGTTATCGTGCATCAGATTTACGTTAGACTGATAACCCTTCTTAAAATACTTCTGAGCGATTTTCTTGATAGTGTCTGCGGTGAATACGACGTAGTATTCGCCGCTTGAATCGTATCGATAGATAGGAGTATCCGCTAACATAAGTGGTCCAGAGATAATTCTCTCCTCTTCATCCTGAATCTCGAAACTCATCTTCTCCGATTGGCGAATCTTAGACTCTGCCCAACTTAAAGCAGACTTACCACCCC